TGTCATTCTTGCCGGCAGTCGTAACAAGGTTATCAAATGCCTCGGTCCACTTGACTTCCAGCTGGATCGAGGCGAACTCGGCCAGCATCTTACGAATGGACGCCCGCCGCAGGAACCTCCGAACCTTCCCTGCTTTCTTGAAGGCGAGAATCTTGTCGCGCAACAGAACATACCGTGCCCGAAACTCTTCAACCGGGCCGACGCACTCGACCCCGTACCGGCCGATGGCCTTGGATTGCTCTACCGCCTCGACGTTCTTGCCGATACTCGCGCCCTGAATGGAGAGGCCAAAGGTTTTCTCGCTTTTAACCATGTTCAACATTTATCCACCTCGTCGGGACCAGCAGTAAAAGTTATCGGGATAAGCATTCCTTGACCGGCAATGCGGATAGTGTCAGTAAGACGGAAATGGCTTAAAATCTTCCTGGACACCACCTCTCCACCAGACGAAAATTCGAGAGTGACGTCGCGGTCCTTCCCCTCTCTGTGTTTTTTTGATATGCTCACGCACACATTATCAACACGGAAAAACACGCCTTTTTTGTTTCTGATAACGCAATCTCCAGGGTCGCTGTCGCCTAGTAATTCAAGTCCTCTTTGTGTCAGCATCACGCCACCTCTTCCAATTCAGATTCAAGGAACCATCGATGATGTGTTTCTAATACTCCATCATTATTGATATCCGTAGTCCATTCAAGACAATGCTCAAGACACCGCTTCTGCTTGTTGTACTGCACATCAACTACAACCCCCTCAACAGTCGGTTGTTTCAACCTTGCTCTTTTTCCTTCTTCCAATGCCATAACAGACTCCTGTTTTAAATTATTTAAGCATCAAACCACGAGAATAAAATGGAAGTGTTAATTCAAATGTTCTCATTGCTTCAAGAAAAAGCTTTTTAAATTTAATAGTATTTGGTGTCTCACCCTCAAGACCATCTTCAATATGCTCATAAGATTTCCAAGCAGCAAAATTCACCAGCAAAGATATATGTAAATGTGATGGAATTCCATCAGGAACATCATCATCTTCAACCATATCAACAGGCATTCTATAATAATGCAACGTTAGTGTTTCAGCACTTGCAGGAATACCTTGATAATATAACTTCCTTCCATGTTCAATAGATTCAAAAATCCTACCAGGTTTATTCAACAATGGATAAGTTTCTGCAAACTCAATAAATGAATGTGCGATATCAATCTCACTTCCAGTAGGTGAAACTACTAACTGTAAGTCACGTTGAAAATCAGTAGGCATATCTACAAAAGCATCAGTAAGTGACGTTGTTACAGTATCTATAGTAAACAACTCAGGCAATGGTGGTGTAAGTATATTTGGGATTGGATTATCAATTCCATCCAATAACGATGGCATTCCACCAGCAATTTCAGAAACTCCTTGATTAATAAAATCTCCCAAGTAATCTTCAAAAGAATCATCATTAATAAGAAGATCAACCTTTTCTTTTAATGCACTAAAAGTAGCCATAAAGCTCCTTATAAATCATCTGGAGTTATTGGGGTAGTTATAAAATTTTCCTCTGGTTCAGGCCTATGCACAGGAACACTTTGCTTCTCGCCTAATGGTTTTGGATCAGTATACTGTGGATGCTTTTCTTCCCAACAGGTATCAGCACAAACAAACAACTTATCCCAAGTCATACGACATTCAGATGCATATCTTTGGAAGCCACATTGATCACAGATTACTAAATAATCACCAGGTTTATATGACATTATTTACCTTCTTTATGACAACCATAATTGAATTTCTTTTTCTCTGCGATTAATCAAACCTTGAACCACTTTTCCGTTGTCATATTTCCAGCGCCGCAGTTGGCTCGGCACCACCCCATACTGGTCCTGATTGAGAACTCGAAGCAGAGTAGAATCTAGAAAGCTTTCGTCGCCAACATTGAAAGTAAAGCTTACCAGTGTGTTAAACTGATTCTGTGTGAGTGGCACTTTGACTCCACGATTCACTACCTTAACCACCGCCCGAATATCTTGTTGACAGAGATCTAATACTTGTGCATCAGTTAATCCGTGTCTATATTCTACAACAGCTTTACCAATTACAATCTTTCCTGATCTACGCTCAGATAATGTCAATAAATGACCAATACCAATAGTAGGCTCACCACCAGAATCAAGATAAACTTGTCTATAGATTCCCTCAACATCCTTCAAAAAGACATAAAATTTGCCATCAACTTTCATGTTCATATTATTGCCTTTCTAGCAAACGCACATTCTCCACCGCGCTTGATAAATACTTCTGCAAAATCATCAAGATCCATCACCCAGTATCCGTTACGCAGTAAGTTCCAATCCGGCCAGGAGTTTGGACCACCAATAATGTTTTGGTGAAGATTAATAAATGTCCCAGCTGTACAGTGTCCGCCAATTACTTCACCACCTGGAGTACTTAGTCCATCTACTTCTCGAGGATACATCATACCCTCAGTCCATTCCAGCCCAAGTATTGCACTACCATAATAGTCGATGCCACGAATTATTTCATCAACTGTCCGAGCTCGGCAATATGATTCAATCAAGCCTTCTTGCTTAGCAGTCTGCATTACTGCTGCAAGTGATGTTCCATAACTAATTGGCTTTGATCCTGGTCTTTCTGAGCCTGCCCACTGATCATTATCTTGACACCTGAAATAAAATTCTAATGCCCATTCATCACCAAGAGTCCTTATTCCTGGTTCATGCTCCATAAAAGCAGCAAATCCAAAGCCTCCGCAAGCACTCCACTTACCTTGATTAAGCAAAGGAGCTTTGAACTTCTTTACTCGATATTTACTAATCAATTCTCGATATCGCAAGTCAATACCAGCATCAATCGGTTGCACTGCTAGAATATTCGGAGCGAGTGAATCAGCTTGAAAAATCAACCCACAACGAGGATCTTGAGTTTCACTCCCATCTTTAAGTATCATGTATGTGTCTCGTTGTTATTTATTTGCTGAATTGCCTTAAGAATCGTTTCTAAGTTCTTCTCTTGAGCTTCCTTTACCTCTTTAACCTCACTCTCAAGTCTGCCAAACCTTTCAGCACCTGCTGCCATTTTCTCATCAAGACGTTCGTGACATGTTTCTCTAGCATCAGAACAAGTTGGTCTAGTAATGAATCTTGGTTCTCCATCAGACATTTCAAACATTTTAAGCACAGACTTAATCGCATTTTCAATCTCTGATAACCTACGATCATAATCAAGAATCCTAATTCGTGTTTGAGTTGTTTCTGCAAGAATTAAGTCATTTGCAGTAAATTTAATGTCATGAGCATCAAGTCGTGTATGTGCGCGTTCTATTTCACCTTTTGTCTTTTGAATCTTTCCACCAAGGCCAACAAGAGAAAGTGCCCAGCCAAGAATAACTCCAAACACTCCAGCAGCACCAGCAAAAAAGGTAAATCCTCCATTCTCCGGCATTTAATATTCCTTCTCGTCGTTTTTATAAAGCGCATCTTCATTATCAGGTAGTCTAGTGTCAAGGATCTTTGCCCAATGATTATTCCTAGCTATAGCTAATCTCTTTAGTCTGTCTTTTACAGTCGGATTCTCCAACGGATTAATATCTTCTTTACGGTTCTTAGTAAACCATGAAAAGAACAAGATTCCCATCGTACTAACTGCCGTTAAATATATTCCAGTTACCGAAGTCAACATCTTAATCTTAGGCCACAAGTCAAGATCAGAAGCAAGAACTAACTCTACACAATTCAGAAAAAATCTACCGTTCGCTCCCATGAATGCTGACAAGTTCTTAGCTGAACAAGACCATTCAACATCATGACAAAGACCTGCTGGATTGAGATAAACCTTTCCGATTTTGTCTGGCACTATTGCATCTCCCCAACCTTGGCCAGCTCCACAGAATGTTGGCCATGCCTCGGGAGGCAAATCATGCGGCCATAGAGGTTCAAGAAAATCAGGAATTGTTAGATCAGCCCCCCAATATGAAATCTTAACAAAATTCATTTCTTCCTCCAAACCCAAGGCCTTACAGGAGCAGGAGCAGCCCACAGCCCTACTCGATTACCAGCTGAAATACCTTGGAGTTTTTCCCAGGCTTGACAAAATGACTTCTTGCAATACTGAGGATAAACCCAAGCATAACCAGCAAGCAAAAGCTGCTCTTGTACACATTGTGTTCCAAGCATCACAACAGCTACTGTTCGTCCATATCTATCATAATGTTTAGCATCAACAGGAGCAATATCAACAACCTTACCTTTGATCATTACTTCAACAAAATCTTTAGCTGCAAGACCAAATGCTTGTTTCTTTTCAGGAGAATCAATTCCATAAAGCCGAACAGTCGTTAGACCAGTCTCATCAACAACTTTGATTGTATCACCATCAGTAACACTTACAACTGTGGCTGGTTTAGCTTGAA